ACTGATAGTCAAGTGGGTTTTCATGCTCATCAAAGTACACAACTGTTGCCAGCTTCAGCTGACGAAGTAGGCTTACGGACATCTCCATCTGCTCCTTTAGCCTTGAGGCCATGACACCTATCTCATAGAGCTTCTTATCATCCTTCTTTTTCTTGTCCATGAGCAGGTTGATTAGCCCATTGTTCCAGCCTCTTAGAAAGTCTGGGTTAATCTGCCATAGCTCTTCGGTGAAAATGTCCCTAGCAGCCACTGCCCTCTGGAATGGCACATTAACCTCAGACACAAACTTAAAGTAATTGACTCCACCGGAGGTGAAGGCATATTCAATTTGATCCCATCGGTCAGCAGGAGCTACTCCCCTGTAAAGTATTCGGCCACTTTCTGCTTGTACAGGAGTTTCTTTTGCCACTTGTTGAGCAGCAGGAGGCACAGATGGTTTGCGCCTAAAAATATTGAACATAGATAGAATGGATAGTTAAATATAAGGCAAGAGATGACCAGGAACTGCCAAGCTCCTGAGCAGAATGGACATTCACCTAGTGGCTTCGCCCAGAAGGTCGGCAGCTTCTGAATCTGCAACAGATACCACTGTCCAAGTGGGTGATCCTCCAGCAGAAAGTCCAAGAACAAAGAGAAAGTCGCACTGATCAGTGCTATTAAGAGTAAGGTAAGCAGGCTGCTCATCGTGTGGTAATTCGATAATGCAGCAGCCTCTGCGCTTACCTCCACAATTTGATTGAAAATCATTGTTCATTGGTTTATCCGAAAATGTTTAAAACTACAATATTGTCATCATTGCTGTAAATTATGGCAAAGCTCAGGCAGATGCTGTCATACTCCTTGCCATCAGTCGGCATAAAGATGTACGGGTTATTATTGCCCGGCTCATAGAAGCTGATGTTGTATTGCCCACCATAGCTATTGATGAAACCCTCAGGCATTGCTGTCAGGTCAATTTCAATGAAGCCTTCAAGGTCAATGGTCAAGAGCTGCTCAACGATGACATTCACTCCTGGCTTAGTGATTTTAATCACTATGTCTGCCTCGGTGTAAGTCGGAGGCACAGCGATGTAAAATGCAAAAGGGCAGCCATTAAGTGGCTCACAGACCTTGAAACAATCACTGCAGCATAGTGCCATACTTTTCGAGATTGAAATTTGATGTTATCTCTGCAAAGTTAGAGAAAATAAAATAGCGGAAGGCATCTAGAGCATGAGACTTGTCTGGGTTCTTATTCTTCCAGGCATCGAGGCTTCCCTGCCTGTCCACTTTGGCCTCCTTGAGGTCAGTGACCAGCTCCTCACATCGCTTTCCACTAATCTGCACCTTGGCCTTCTGAAGCACTAGGATTGTCACCAGCCTGCTGGCTATGTGGCTAGGATTGGACTTGGCAACCTGAAGCTGAAGGTCATTTACCTGAAGGTAGTTCTTGATGAGCGCATAGGCACTGATGTTGTCCATCGTGAAGGCATTACGAGCAGCACCGGAGGCATCACCATTGATGATGTAGGTCATGTTCGGAAATTCTTGCTTGATTGTCTGGCAAAGGCCAGCTAGATCGCCAATGCGATAAACCTTGATGACATTGATGGTGGCATAGTACATGCTCTCATCTGAGTTCTTGATGTACTGTGCAACTACGCAGGTATTAGTCACATTGAAGTCAAAGGCAAGATAGAGATTGTGAGCTGGAGAGGCCTTAATGTAGCCATCATACACATGCTTGCTGTAATCAAATGAGGTCGCAAAAAGCGACTCCCTATCCCAGATGCCCCACTGCCCAAGGGCATAGACCTCATAGTAAGTTTGGCTCACTGACTTGAGTGCCTCCATTCTTGTCACATACTCATCATCGAGGAAATCAATGGCATCCTTGTAAGTGCCATGCAGCCGGAGTACTTGGTTGGCTTCTTTTGGTGGCACATCATCGAAAAACCGCTTCTTAATCCAATGGCTATCACTGACCGGATTGAATGTCAGAAAGAAACGCTTTGGATGCTCTGACTTGCCCCTGAGTCGGAGAGTTATCTGAGTGAAGTCCTCCAAGGTCAGCTCAGTTGCCTCCTCAATCCAAATGTACTTAGCCTGGCTAAGTGACTTGAGTTTCTCAGGATCATCACAGCCCAAGAAAACAATCTTGTTAGTTCCTGACTGAAGCTCCATGTAGCCTGTCTTAGCCTTGATGAGCTTATCCAATCCCCATTGGCTAATCTTGTTGCGGAAGTCAGCAAAGACTGAGTTCCTGATGGTAGCCGCAACTTTGCGAATCACGAAGAAAGTCTGGAATTGGTTGGCCTTGTTATCGCATATCTCAGCCAAAAATAGCTGAATCATGGTCTGGCTCTTGCCTGATCCTGCTCCGCCCCAGAGTATGTTATATGTCTTTGGGTCAGTTACTGCATCAAGGTACTTCTCCTGCCACAGGTCAGGACTTGATAAATCAACCTTCGGCATCAGCCTCCTGCTCTGCTTCCTTCTTATTTGGCCTTGGCTTGATGACCTCCACAACCTGCATATTCACTTGCTCCTGGTTCATGAGGCCCAAATCTCTGGCTATGATGTTGTGATTAAATAGGCCACTTGCAGCCCCTTCCAGCTTGCTGGTGTAGATGGCCTGCTCTATGCGTGTAAAGACTTGAGCGAAATCTTTTGATTTGCCTTTATAAACTGCTAATGTAGCCCAAGAAGCAAAGCCACAAGCAAGCGCAAAGCCCTCCTTAGTCAGCAGCCTTTTTTTTGGCAAATTAACCTGAGTTGCATCCTTGCCTCTAAAATCAACTTCAATCAATGGGTTTTCCTCTGCCCACTGTACATACTGTTCAAAGTTCTCAAGGATTTCTTCTGGAGTCTTAAATCTGCCATCTAGCCCATGCTTAAGCCTGAGCATCCAACATTGATTTCCTTTCGGTGCTGCCATAATTTTAGTACCGGGCTTTCGCCCCTTGTTTTGTGGTTTATTATTTCTTTTTAGCTGCCTTCTTAGCTTTCTTAGCCACAGACAGAGCAATGGCTACTGCCTGCTTCTGAGGCTTGCCTGCTTTCATTTCAGTCTTGATGTTGGAGCTAACTGTCTTAGCCGAGTAACCTTTCTTGAGTGGCATGATTTCTTAAAATTTAGGCAAAGATAAGTATTTCAAAATTGCCTCATAAATCTCAAGCTGATTAGACCATCTGCGCTTGTAGCCTTTGCCGGCATCGCTAAGAGCTAGCTTATTTTTTAGCTGAGTAATTTTTCGACCAAGGTAATCCTGGCAATCTTGTCTGTTCATGTCTGGTTGTTTTAGTGAATAAAGTAAATCATTGGAATAGGTGCTTCTGCCCTCCCATTGGGCAGGGATTTGGCTGATGTGAATTGAATTATACATAGTCTCTGAGTCGCATTAAAGGCCCATCAAATTGCAAAGCTATCATTCCGGTTGAGCCAGAGCGCATCTTAACTTGGTCTAGTATGCACAAACCACTATTTGGTACATCTTTACCTGCGATTCTAAATGTACCGTTAGGATCATTTGTTTCTGGCCTATACATCATCCATATTACATCAGCATCTTGTTCTACTGAGCCAGATTCACGAAGGTCTGACATTATTGGCATCTTATCGCTTCTATCATCTACTTTCCTGGATAACTGACTTAAAGCAACCACAGGTATATCCAGCTCTCTGGCAAGTAGCTTCAAACCTCTACTGATTTCACCTACCACATTAACCCTGTTCGTTTCCTTTGGGTTATTGCTATTGATTAGGCCAATGTAATCAACAAATATCACCTTGATGCCATATTTATTTTTCCACATTGTGGCCTTGGTTCTGATTTTCATCATGTTTAGGTAGCCATCATCACTGATTTTAAGATTCCAGCTTTTCATCCTATGAACAGCATCCATCAAATTAGACTTATCGTAAGGCGATAGCTCGCCTTGTTTTATTTTGTAGGCAAAAATATCCGACTCCTGACTTGCTAACCTTTGCACCACTTCGTGCTTTGACATCTCCAAGCTAAAAAGACCACATCCTATTCCCTGCTTTGCTAGATTGCGAATCAGGCTTACAACAAGTGCTGTCTTGCCTTGTCCTGGTCTTGCACCGACAACTGTCAATTCTGAATTTGTTAGACCACCGCAGAGTTTATCAAGTAATTCAATTCCTGTTTTATAGCCAGCTATTTCTCCGGTTACCTTATTTAGCCAAATAGTAGCTGATTGCTCTAGTTGCTGATGAAAGTTATCATCTGACTTACTAATGGTCTGAGAAAGTAGTGTATCTGTTGATAATTGAATTTTGGCAAGTATGTCAAATATATCTCCATTTTCAGAGGATGCTTTGGTCATCAATTCGGTTGCAATTAGGTATGCTTTTGATCTAAGGTAATGCTCAATCAAAATTCGGCAGTGAATTTCAACATGACCTGGATTAGCCAACGAAGTAAATACCTGACTTAAATATTTAATTCCTCCAGCATCTTTGATAAGATTAGACTTTTTTAAGGTTGATGCTATGGTTTCAAGGTTTACAGGTTCTCCAACATCTTGATTAGCCTGTATCGCTTGTGCTATTACTTTATGCTGCGGAAACTGAAATACCTCTAAGGTTGGAATTGTAGAAAAGGCAATAAGTCTTTCCTCATTATCTAAAAGCATTGCAGAAAGCACCTGCTTTTCAAGTTCTATATTTTCAAAATTCATAATTTAAAGCATTCGTGGGTTTTACGGAAAACTGGCTCGGCCGGAACATTATGGTTTATCGAATTTTGGTTTTTAACGAAAGACGATTGATTTCGATTCCAAGTAGCCAACCTTCTTGATATGTCAAAGAACTTTTGAGCCTGAAATCTCATTTTGCCTTTTTGGTCAGTTTCTGTCCAATATGCTTGAAAGTCTGCAATCATTTGCTTGTCATATTTTGACTCAAATTTTGAGAGGTCTGATAAATCTACTTTAACATCTACATCCTCATTTTCATCCTTATCTACATCTACATCTACATCTACATTAGCTTGTGCTTTGCTTCGTGTTTGCTTCTGCTTTGCTTCAGTCTTGCTTCCACTTTGCTTCCGCTTTGCTTTGCTTCCGCTTTCCCACTTAATCCTATTTGCCTGAAGATTAGGCTTAATAAGTAGCCAAAATGGTAAGGCTGATTTTGAAAGTTCAGGCTCAATTCCATCAAGACCGAACTCAAAAATTGCCCTAAAAATCTCTAATTGTGTGTCATCTGGAAGCAATTTAATTGCATCATAAAAGCTCCTGTAAAGCACCATTGAATCTCTACTTTTCATAAAAACAAAAACCCCATCCGGTGTTCCATGTTGAGACCAGCCAAGGAGTAGGCTGACATGTACTGACCGAATGGGGCTTTAATATTTTTCATATCCTTTATTTTACCCGGGTCTCAATCGGGGGCTTTCGCCAATGCAAACTTAACTACTTTTCCTGAAAGGCATTGATATGGTCAAAAAATTTCTGCACCTCTTCCTCGCTCATGTCAAATATCTGCCAGACTAAATCAACCACAGCTGAGTTAATATCATCTTCAGCCTGGGCCATCTCTGGGCCTAGATGATTATGCAGAAACTTCTCAAATTGGGTTGCCTCATTGAGTAACCTGTTGAAGTGCATTTTGATCTCACGCTTGAGCTTAACATCTTCTGAATGCTTAATGACATAGCCTGTTTCAAGTACTCCACGAATGAAGCATGTGAACTTAGTAAAGTCTCTCATGACCGTATGCACCAGGCGAAAAGTACAGTCATTCCAATGGCATAGCCAGTCATTATGAAGGCAAAGGTCATCCAAGCCTGATGATGCTTGTGAGCCTCTTGGTAGGCATCATCCATCTTAGTGTGCTGGATGTGCCAGAACTCATTAGTGTCCATCAGGTCAAGTATCTCCTTCTTATACTTCGCTGCCTGCTCCTTATGGTAGTCTCTGCTGCGCCTGTGATTGTCGGCATGCCTCCGGCTCTCTGCCAGGTCTGCCTTTAATTTGGTTAGTTCTTCCATTGGTTAGATTAATTTTTTGCAAATAAAGTGCAAATATTCAGACAGAAAAACTATCACAAAAAAAATCAGATAAAAACCATGATGGTGTTCTTGAACCACCACAGGCTGCTCCTAGACCTTAATTGCATACTGATGGCATTATTGATGGCATAACCTCTGAGCTTCATCTGAGCTTCAATGTAGCTGTTAGGCTGGCAGTTCACATGCCCATCGCCTACTTGCCCAGGGATTGCCCATGAGACGATGATCATCTTCGGCTTACTGACCACAAGATTATCCAAGAATGTCTGTTCGAACTCTGCCGGGATATGCTCACCGACTTCCAAGCTCATGACCACATCAACCTGATGGCCGGAGTCAAATGGCTGGCTAAGGTCAGCAACTTTGCCAAGGCCACAAGTGAGCTGTGGTGTGTTCGGGTTGCCATCATAGGCATGCACCTTGTAGTTGTAAGCCTGGAGCAGGTGAGAGTATTCACCCATGCCACAGCCTAAGTCTAACACACTGTTAAACTGATTCTTCTTGAATAACTTGATTATGGCCGCTGCCAGATGCTTATCATAGGCATGGCCTTCTGCTGTCGGATTCTCCCAGAATCCATTTTCATTTATGTTCATGATTGTAATAATTATCTATTATGTCTATGACCTCATCAAGTGACCAGGAGACCACTACCAACCAGTTGCGCTCAACTAGTTTGTCAAATATAGCTAACTGCTGCTCTGATGGCTTATTATAGCCTACCTTCAGCTCTATGGCTAAGCCTGAGTAACCATTTCGCTGATCAAGTATCAGGCAATCAGGTATGCCAGCCTTAACTCCCATGTCTTTCAGCTTCATTGCCTCAAGTGCATGCCTGCTTCCTCCGTTCGGGCAGTGAAACCAAAATGCGTTTTTTGCATTGAGGTACTTAGCTACCGACTTCTGGAAGGCATCTTCACTGCCCTTGTACTTTGGGTAATTATCATGACCCTTGAGCCTTATCTGCGGAGTAAGCATTTCAAAAAAAAATCCTGCCAAAACCTTTTGCAGTTACTTTTGCAAACCTAAACCAAATTGGAACAATGGACTGTTTAAAAATTTCAGACTTTTGCCGTAAGTATAAATTGCCGAATCATAGATTCACAAGGTACAAGAGGCTCTTCCACACAAAGCAAGTGGAAGGCTATGTGAACCGCTGGGTCAAGCTGGATGACTATAACTTAGCCCTGGTAGAGGAGATTCTGAGCCACACCGGAACTAGGAGGAAGAAGATGAGATACACTTTGGATGCCTTCTGTGTTAAGTATGGATTGACCGATGAGC